GAGCTGTTAAGGGTGCTTGGAAATTGGCTTCTGGCTTGTATAAGAGAGCCAGAAGTCGTAAATCATCTGGCTCCACATTGACTCAACAGAACAACGTGTCAGTCACCAGCTCAGCCAAAAGGGTTCCTCGACGATGGCGCAAATTTATTAATCGTGTAAATAAGGCTATGCAATCGACAGCACCTCGAGCTGTTTATACGTCTGTTTCGAAAGGAAGCACCACCGGTGCGGTAGACTTACAACAATACTCGGGTGCGTTCTTTGCTGACCTCAACACTACGAATATTGGAGACATCTGGAATGTCTTCAAAGATGCTTATACACTAGCGGCGGTTGCTGATGCGGAGAATCGCAAGGTGTATATAAATAAGGTGAGCAGTCAGTTTCAAATAACGCCCTCTGCACGTGCACAGATTGATGTTTATCTTTGCGTTGCTCGTCGAGACATAAATGACGCTACATCTCCAGATACTCAATTTGGAGAATATCTTGCTGATATGACAGCCGTGGGTACAGTAGGTACAGACGATCCGGCATCAACGCCTTTTATGGTGCCGAATTTCTGTCGGTACTACAAGATCCTCAAAACGTACAAGTTTGACTGTTCTGCCACGGAAACCGTGCGTCTCGAACATTCCTTCAAGGTAAACCGCTATGTTCAAGGAAAAGTATTACAAGACCAAACAATATTAAAAGGTCTAACGCATTGCTGGTTGTATCGGATCCGTGGTATTCCTGGTGCCACTGCTGGCACGGCCGGATTGCTGTCCTCGTCGTCTAATTGGTCGATTCAGAATAGAATCCACTATCAAACTGTTATGGGATTGACTACCGATGTGATTGGCCAGACTAAATGAGGGGTCAGGCTTGCTTGACAAAACCGGGGCAAGGTCCTAGGGATCAGGGTTAGAAAGAAGTACAGGGGCTTACTAGCCCTTGTTAAGGAAAACTAGAAATTTTATAAACTGTTAAACGTCTCTTAATCGCATCGTCTTCCAGAAAGTTGTAACTGTTGGCAGTGAATATCTTCGGCATATTTGCGGGTATCGTGGCCGTCGTGTGGCGACAATGCAAAGTTCTAATGTCGTCTTGATCCACAATATGGATTTGCGCTTCTCGTGGCAAATGGGAGAAGCTCATGTCATCAAAAATTATCGACTTGTGACTATTGAGCTTCTTCAGATCATCCATGTGTGTGACCCAAAGTGCTGGCTTTGGCGCCACCCGTTTGGCCCAAGTACTCTTTCCACATCCGGATGGCCCAATGATGAGAGTTGACTTACCAGAGAATTGCAACTCGCGCAGTTGCACGCATTCAGTGCCAGCACCTGCTGTCTGAACCGTGTTAGCGGATCTGCTTTGGTTCCATATGTGGTTTGCCCACTGGTAAGAAATGCGTTTCTCCAAACAGCATTTATCAAAGGCAATTCGATCATCACCTTTGGCCAGCTCGTAAAGTTCATCGATGCTAATTTTGTGTCCAGGTATCTCACCATAATCTGTGAAATTTCCGCCCTTAGCACAGTATTCCAGCACGGCCTTAACAGATCGTGTGATCTGGATATTAGGATGCCGGGATTGGAAGTCAAAGATTGCATGGTTCGAGCGCGTTTTGACGCGTGCTCCGAATCTGACGATGGCATGGACGTGTTCGTTTCCGTCTTGGTGCAACTCTGTTGCCACTCGTGCCCAGACAACAGGCTTGACGGTAGAGAGAAAGTCGTAGAGTTCAGCATGCAAAAAAGAAGACTGCGGATAAGTGAGAAAAAAAGTTGTGGCGTCCATGGTGGGTCAGAGAATGAGGGGGGAGCGGTATAATATTACACCGCTCCCCCACCCACCACTGAAATTGCACATAAATCGATTTGTTTATAAATCTATTTTCCTTACCTATGGCACGTAGTCGATATGTTAGATTCGCTAGTCGTGCTGGTCTTAGTGCCGCTAATTATGCAGCTTACAGAGCCGGCTCAGGAGCTGTTAAGGGTGCTTGGAAATTGGCTTCTGGCTTGTATAAGAGAGCCAGAAGTCGTAAATCATCTGGCTCCACATTGACTCAACAGAACAACGTGTCAGTCACCAGCTCAGCCAAAAG